TCTCGCCACGTGCGCCAGAAGCCGATGTCAGAATCGACGCGGCCCTCTCCGTAGCTGCCCTGGGGATCTGGGCATTCCCAAAACCACGGCTTCTTCATTCGCTTGAGGGCAGCCGTCGAGAGGATCGTGCAGCCGAAGTGCGCCGAGTCCACCTGCTGCACAGGCTCGGCAAACCATGAGGTTGGTAGCGTGGTTGTGCCGCTGGCCGGCGGATCGTCCAGCGTGCCCAGTAGCGTCAGCATCGGCCTGCCGTCCTCTCGCTTGACCTGCAGAGGCGCGAGGGCGTCGCACTGGAACGCCAAGGCCATGGCGAATAGCTGCTCGATGTCCTGCTTTGAAACGAACGTGTCGAAATCCAAACAGATGATGTACTCGCACTGATCGACGAATTGCTCCATCATCCGCGTGAGCACCTGAGACCAGAACGCGCCCTGGCCAAGCGTGGGCCGGATGCCGAGCGGCATGAGGGCCTGAGCCCAGCCGAACAGGTTGGCCAGCGGGCCGAACCGTGGCCCTGACAGAATCGCCTCGGCCCGGATCTCGACCTCTGTGCCGCCGACCTTGATGAGCATGCAACCTCCAAAATGAGAGCGGGCGGCCCCGTGTGGAGCCGCCCGCTCAGGATTGCACGACTGTCAAGCCGTTAGGCTCACGCACCGACCAGGGCGATGATCGGCCCGGCGACGGTGTCCGAGCCGAGCGTGTGGTGGCTGATGCCAACACGAGCCGTGGCACGGATCACGGTCTGATCCGAGAGGAAGTTCACCTGGTCGCTCGACTGGATCTCCAGATCCCGGCGGCTGCCGTAGATCGAAGAGTTGGCCATGTTGCCGTAGAGAGCCATCACCACGCCGGTCGAGTCGGCCCCGCTCGGCAGCTGATCGGTCAGAACGACCGGCGAGCCGAGGAAGGTCAGGCCCATGCCCTGCGAGAGACCGACCGAGCCGCCCTGGTTGAGGTCCAACGCCTGCATGCAGGTGGCGAAGAAGAACGGCGAGCAGTACCACTTGGCACCCTGCCGGCTGTGCTGGGGCAGCTTTGCCATCATCGCCAGCAGGTTGGCCTTGGTCACCTCGTCGGGCGTATCGCCCGCAGCGGTCACCAGCGAGGCCGCATAGGTCGCAGCCGAGGCCGCGAGCAGACCGCCCGTGTGGCTGGTCACGAGACCGGCCACCGCAGGAGCGTTGCTCGGGTTGCCGGCCCACGCCGCCGTCTCGATGGCGTTCGACAGAGTCAGGGCCAGCTCGGCCGCGATCCAGTCGGAGATCGACACGATGGAGTCCTGCAGGAGCTCGCTCGACAGCACCACAGCCCCGCCGACCTTCTTGGCCGTAACGCTCACCTGCGACGCACTCGGGTCGCTTGCAGTGATCGCGGAGTTTTCCGAGATCCAGTAGCCGGTCGTCCCGCCGGTACGCTTCGGGAAGAGCACCACGTCGGACGGCATGGCCAAGCTCGTGGCGTTTGCCGCGAACGCGGAATACTGATCGACGAGGCGGAGCACCGTGCTCGACAGCACATCGGGTACGAAGTTCGCACCGCTGCCGCTGGCACCGCCGAGAGCACGAGCCTCGACGCCGTGATCAGCACACCACCGCTTCGCGTGGGTGTCGCCGCTCTTGGCCCGGAGCCACATGCCCACCTTGTAGGCGTCCTCGTGCTTTTCGAACGCCCGGAGCTTGCCGCTGTGCGAAACAGCGTGGACCTCGACAGCCCGCTCCTCGGTCACCTCGGGAGCCGGAGCGCACCGCTCGACCACCGCCCGCAGGTTCTTGGCCGACTCGGCCACCGACTTCTCGAAATCGACCTTCTTGGCGAGCTCACCGGCCCGCTTGTTGAGCTGCTCGAGCTCGAGGTCTCGCTCCGCGATCTTGTCGGCGTCGTCCGACTCGACAGCCCGAACGGCGTCGATGCGGTTGGCAAGGGTAACGGCTTCGTCCTGAAGCTTCTTGAGGTTGTCCATGTGCGGTGAATCTCCTGCGGCGGTATTGCCGATGGAGTCAACAATCGCACTACACCCGTGGCCCCTTGCAGAAGCGGACCTCGGAATGTGTTGTTTTCACAAACGCCACACCGCGAGCACCGCACCTCGGGCAACGGAGATACCGCTGCCGCTCGTTGCCGACCGGCCGGCTGGATCTGCACCGCAGACGCTCACCGCACTGGCACCGAACGTCAGACATTTCGGAGCCTCAGTGTCCACGCAGCAGCTGCGTCACGCACCAGCGAACGCTTGGCGATCTCGGCCTGACTGGCCGGCGGCTGCTGCGTCTGCATCCACGCCTCATAGGACCGCATGGCCACGGCAGCGGAGGTGGCGGGATACGCTGGCACGAGTACCGGCCCAACGTCATAAAGCCCGCTCACCTCCCTGATCTGCCGGATGGCGTTGCCGTCCTCGCCCTGGCGGAAGCCCTCGCCGCCCTTGTCGACGGTGAACGCGAACGATGAGCCGCGAACGTCACGCCGCGAAATCAGTTCCATCACATCAGCCCGGCTCACGGGTGGCGTCACAACGTACCGCAGCCCCTTCTCGTCGCTCGACAGTTCCAGCGTCCCGCTCGACGTGCGGCCCAGCACGATGTTGCTGTCGTGATTGAACAGGGCGACAACGTCCTGCTTGCCACGCTGGCGGGTCAGAATCCGGTCGAAGGCTCCCGGCAGGATCTCTTCGCGGAAGCCGCCGAGGTCGAGGCTGAGACGGTTGTAGACGGCAGCGTACCCGACGATTGCGGCCCGGCCGTCGGCCCGGCTCTCGACAATCAGTTCGTTGTCGTCCTCAAAGGCGAAGTCGCGGCGTTCAATTTCCATCTGTGTCGTCCTCCTCGGATTGGTCCTCGGCCTCGTCGGCTGGGCTTTCCTCGTCTTCGACTGGTGGCTCGGGCATGGGCTCTGGTGCTGGCGGCTCCTCGCCGACCTTGTCCAGCGTCGTCATGTTGAGTTGCACGAAGTGCTTGTCGCCCTCTGGCCCGATTGGGTTCAAGTTCTCAAGCTCGCGGATCTCGTTGACTGTCATCCAGCCGTTTTGCAGAGCCGACACGTAGTAGGCCGACCGGCTGGCGTGATCGCCACGGAGCAGGCCCGAGACGCTGTGCTCGGCGAAGTAGGTCTCGTCGTCCACGATGAGGTCGCGGCTGATGGCCGCCTCCCACCGCTTGAGATGCGGCAACAGGCAGTGTTGGACAAACTCCGTGCCCTGCACTTCAATGTTGGAGTACGTGCTGCGGGTCAGGTCTTGGATCATGTGCGGCGGCACGCGGAACGCTCGGCAGATCTCAATCACCTGATACTGCCGAGTCTCAAGGAACTGGGCCGCCTCGTTGCTGCCGGAGAGCTCGTGGGCCTTTACGCCGTTGGGCAGGACAGCCGTACGGAACGCACGGTCAGGCCCCCGGTGCATCCGCTCCCACTGCTCGCGGAGTCGCTCAGACGCCTCGGGCGGGATCGGGTTGTCCGACTCCAGCACGATGCCTGGCCGGGCACCGTTGCCGAAGTAGGTGCTGCCGTGGGCCTCAAGGGCTTGAGCCAAGCCGATGGCATTCTGGAAAATCTTGTAGGTCGGGATCGGCTTGATGCCGTCCTCGGTCGTGAACCGCAGGGCGAAGATCTGGTCCTGCGAGTAGATCGTGATCTTGCCGCTGGGCTCCTTGTACCTGTACCGCAGCCGGCCATCCTCCAGCCGCTCGGCTTCCATCCTCGACGAGTGCAGCGGCCACAGCTCGGAGATCGCACCTCGAGCACCAGGGCGGATCTCGGCGTAAGAGGCCCCGTAGTGCAGATACATCCCGGTCATCCAATCGCGGAACTCTTGCGCCGTCTGCCACGGATTCGGCTGCATGTGCAGAAGTCGGTAGACCGGATTCGACGGGGCCTTGGCCTTGCCGCCATTGGCCAGCCGCTCGTAGACGTGCAGCGGCAACGAGCTTACCGCGTCAGAGATGACCCGGATGCAGGCAGTGTAGGCCGAGCACGCCATGGAGTTGTCGGCCGTGACGCGGATGCCGGACGGCGTGCGGCTGCCACCGTCTCCGTGCCATTCGATGCCACGCAGGTCGATCATCTTCCAATCGGCGGCAGCGTTCTCGCTCATAGCGTGATGATGTCCCAAGATTGTGCGGGTGCTGGTGCGGTCGAGGTCGCGTGGATGCCGAGGGCCATAATCAGGGCAACTATGCCGTCGATCCGCTCCGTGCTCTTGGCCTTGGACGGTTTCTTGTTTCCTTGGTGATCGCTCTGCACCGCCACGTTGGAAGCCTGCCACGCCAGCACCGGGTGCCCGCCGTGCAGCAACTTGCCGCCGACCACGGCAGCCTCCAGCGCAGCCGTAGGGCTCGACATCGAGCCGTATCCCTGCCCAAAGCCTAAGACGTTTATCCCGTCGCCTTGCAGTTGTCCCGTGATCTGGTGGGCGTTCCAGCGGTCAATCGCCACCTGTCGGATGTTGTATTTCTTCGACAGTGCCACGATGTCGGCTCGCACCTTGTCGAAGTCGGTGACGTTACCGGGCGTCAGGTGCAGCTTGCCAGCCTTGGCCCACACGTCGTACGGCACGCGGTCACGCTTTACCCGGTCCCGCATATTGTCTTCTGGAATCCAGAAGTGAGGCTCGGCCCAGAAGGTGCCGTCGTCCAGCGGGAACAGCAGACAGAAACACGTGGTGTCGTAGGTAGTGGCAAGGTCGAGCCCGCCGAAGCACTCGCGGCCGTCGAGCATCACCGGGCATGGCTTGTCGCCCTGTGCCCAGTGAGACATCTGCAGGAAGCGAGTGTCCTGCTCGGTCCACATGTTCAGGTGCAGCCGCTTGAACGTGTTCTCCTCGCTCGGCATGTCCTGTGCCCGCTTGCACCGCACACGCAGGTCGTCGAGCTTTACCGACACGCCCAGGTTGGGATTGGCCTTCCTCCACGTGTCCTCGGCCGTCCAATCATCTGCGGCCTCAGCTGCGTAGATCGCAGGCAGGAAGGTCGAGTCTTTGATCGCCCCATCACGGACAGCCAGGGCGTAAC